CACAAATATCTATAGTAACACTTAACACATACCAATGCTCAGACATATGCTGATGACGTTGATCACTCAATGACTTACCTGGCTCGATAACCAATTCCTTGGTCTTAATTGTACCTTTATCGTCCAGTACACGCCAATATCCCCAGTCACGATAGGTCTTTTGGTACTTCCACTTTTCAAGAATCCAGCTTGAGGAGTTTTTCTTATTGTCTCCTCCTACAGAAAACATAAAGTCGACTTTGGGATCATCCTTGAATGCATCGATTTCTGGGATATTATCAGAAGTTCTGTCACCACCGTTCACAAAAATAATCTTATCTGCAGTGGCAAATGAAGACTTTACTTTGTTAATGGCATCGATAGCAGTATCATCGCTATCATCAAATTCCATTACCCACATAACATTCTTAAATTGCTTCAGCACATATTCACGTTCTGCAAACGGAAGAAATGGCTGACCCTTTTTTCGGGAAAGCCATTCATCAGAATTCAAACCAATAACGACACGACCTAATTTAGCCGCTTCATTAATCAAGTCAATATGTCCAGAGTGGATTGGATCAAACCCACCCGTGAACACGATAATATTATCACTCATTAGATTTGCCTCATTAGCTGATCTACATTTTCACCACGCTCTGGAAGTTTATCTTTTAGGAAAAAGTGGACAAAGTGACACTCAGAGATTTTAGTGTTGGCAGTGTATAGACCATTCCATTTCCAGTGCATATGCTTAACGGGTACATTGCGGGACTTCATAAAGTAGTTGAGTAGTGTCTGATCAGTAGACCATTTCCATGCACCAATACCGTCAATGAATGGTTGGAACTCAGATTGTGTCACCCATTCATGTGCTGGCATTTTAATATAATCATGGAACGACTGATTCATTAACATCAATCCCATGTTATAAAATTCATATCCAAATTTATTGGGTTTGAAATCCAGTCTTTTCTTACCATGCAGATTATGGTACTGCATTCGAGAATAGTTCTGAATCTTTGCAACGTACTGCTTGTTAATAGCCATCTCGCGCTCGCACACAGCGCCAAATGGTTTACCAGTACCAAAGTCTTCAAAGATACTAGGACTGTCTGGGCGGATATAAATGTCAGAGTCTACGATTGCAATCTGATCATACTTAGGCAACAGATCAAAGGCATTCTCTTTTTCATAGATTGGTAGATAGCCCAATCGAGATGCACCATCAGATCGGTTGCTAGTAAATGGATTGGGATTAATTCTAAGTTTAGGCTTAGTTAGAACATAATGCTCAATATCATGTTTCTTACAATATTCAGCAACCGATTCAATACAGTGCTCGTACAGCTTAGACGGTTTACCTACTGAAACTTGATAGATTAATCTTTTCACTTTCTATGATCCTCGTTGATCTTACGAACCGAACGAATTAGCGGTAGATCAGTGCCATGCTGTTCTGCAAATTTTACAAATGCTGAAGTGTCCTTTGGTAAGCAATGCCCACCCCAACCAAACTTGCCATCGTATCCTGGTACTTGATTATGTGAGTGACCAATACGAGGATCAATCCCTAAAGCATATACAGTAGAATCATAGTCAAGTTCTGGATGTGCTTTCTGCATTAGGTTATAAAGATCATTAAAGAATGTAACCCTCATAGCAAGGAAGGAGTTCTCAGCATACTTAACATATCCTGCCTCAACAATATCGACAAATGCTTCGTCTTGAATATCAATACATTCTTGAAATACGTTCATCCAACCTTCTGCTTGATCTACCTCGCCACCAATAATCATTTTAGTTTCTTGCAAGAAATCTTCTACTGAGTTACGACCTCGAAGAAACTCGGGGGAGAAGCAAACATTAGGATAGTTTTCTTTGAAAAACTGGAGCGTGTCGATGTCTGTAGTCGACTTAATCAAAATTGGTTTATCGATACCAATAGCCTCTACTGTCTCTAGGACAATAGAATCATCGCATTTACCATCTTTTCCTTCTGGAGTAGGTACACAGACTACAGCAGCGTCACACGTTTCCATTACTTCCAAAAGAGGTTGGTTATATTCTTGGTAGGCAGGATCGACGATATCATAATCGATATTGTCTCCTTGGTCGAAAGCAGCGACCATAGCTTTACCAACATAGCCATAACCAACTACAGCGATTTTCATTCTTCATTCTCCTCATCTAGATCAAGCTCAAGCTGTTGCTTCACTTCAAACTTACCCATCTTCTTCAGCCTGAGAACAACTTCATCGCCATCGAGCCAAAGGTCTTTACCTTGCTCAATGTCTTTAATCTCTTCTGATGTAAGGAAGTCTTTATAAATGTTATTTACCAGCTTGTTAAACCATTTTTTCTCAAAGGAGATCTGCTCGTACATCTCTCCACCTTTACCAATGGAAATACCAGAGTAGTTGTGGAACATGAAGGCAGAGTGGTCAGACACTTCAAATGATTCTGATGCCAAGAAGATCATAGTAGCGGCAGACATACATGCACCTTCAACAGATGTAATGATGTTACCGTGTGACTCTGTGATGCATCGCATTAGCTGAATCGCAGTAAACAGATCACCGCCATAGCAGTTGATATGAATCTTAATAATATCAGATTTACTGGCAGAACGCAGTAGTTCGAACCAATCAGTGTACTGGTCCGAACTTTTAATCTCGCCAGACAAGTACAGATCGTGTTGCTGGACAAGGGATTTGCCAGAGAAAATGTTCTTATTCTTTTGTCCCATGCCTAGCATTTCGTCTAGTGGACCGAACGGGTCTGCATTCATTTAGGATTCTCCTGATTGTACTGTTCAATAGTTTCCTGTAGCTTACCGATCCATTCGTCACGTTGTTCGACAAATACGATTGGGTCTTCATGATCTACTGCCATGATGGTAACTAGCTGTGTGATAGGCATGCCAGTACGTTCTTCCCACATAACAGCGTAACCAGCTTCTTGCATAAAGTAGTTGTAGCACTTACTACGGGTTTTACGCTTACGTGAGGTCTTGAAGTCGATGATAGACAATTTACCATCAAACTCTGCCACACAGTCTACACGACCTGCTACACCAAGGTGCGTAGAGTACAGTGGCTGTTCTTGTGCATAGATTTTACCAATACGTTCATCAATGATTGGTTTCAAATCCATGAAGTTGTCGATGATGTGCGGGAAGTAACCGGCATCAAAGTCTTCGACGTTGTCGATATAGTCTTCAATAATCTTATGCACATCAGTACCACGACCAGATGCTTGACGCATAATCTTATTGGCTTCTTCTTCACCAACACGCTTACGCCATGCAGCAATAGCAGCACGTGTAAGAATCTGTAGTACGGTAGTGATCGAAGGAAGCTTGTTCTCTTTGTCGATCACGTACCTACGACCATTATCAGTGGTCTCTGTGACCAGATCATCATAGGTAAATTCTACGTCTACGTGTTCGAAGATACGACGGTTTTCCATTATATTACTTTCATTCAGTTACATGCTATATGTAATGGTTAATGGGAGGTTTGTAAACCCCCCTATTGAGAATAACCTACAGTTTCTCTAACAATATCGTTATTGTTCAGCTCTGCCCAGTAGACCTCAAAGGCAACAGCATCTTCAATGCATTCAAACTGGTGGTATACGCCTGGCTTAACCTTAGTCCACTCACCTGGACCTACAATGGTTTCATCTACCAGATCGTAGTCATTCTGCCATACACGAATAAGCAGGTAACCAGACTCTACAAAGAATCCGTTCCATTTAAATTCGTGTTTATGCTTAGAACATACTCCACCTTTCTTGGTGAAGATACGGTGAAACTCTAGTGCACCGTTCGCTTCAATCAGTTCTGTCGAACCCCATACTTTACCTGCAATCATCTAACTGCCCATCCTAACTCTTCATCTGCTTCATCATCAAGATCAATCTTTTTGTACTTACGAAGATACTTATCATCTTCACTATCTGTACCTGCACGCTTAGGACCTTTGGGATATTCACCCAGGGTCATTTTCTTATTACGTCCATTCTTTTTGTTACGCGGGTCAAAACGCGAAAACTTAGCCAATGTCTTATCCTTTCATTTGACTTTTAGCATTTCTTTGGTCATGATATAATCACGGACAATGCCTGACCGAACAATGTCCTCCCAACCAAACTCAAAGATTTCAAAATCTTTCATTTGCTCTACGATGGTTAGGAACTTGAGTATGCCGTCTCTGTCTTTTTCTTTATCAAAGTCCGATTGGTAGTAGTCACCTGACAAGATGACCCGGCATTCTCTACCGATACGCGTGATCACAGAGTCCAGCTCGTGGAAGTTAAGGTTCTGCATTTCATCTACGATCACTATCGAATTGTTAAACGTGGTCCCTCGAATGAAAGATGTAGACTCGAACTTAATAATTCCGGATTGTATGAGCTTATTCCAGGCATCACCTTCACTGAATAGCTCATCACAGATCGAGCGGTAGGGGCCGGTATAAGCATCCTTCTTTTCATCTTCATTCCCAGGCAGGTAACCGATATCCCGTGTGGGTACAATTGATCGAACCAGTACGACTTGATCATAAGGCGTTTCTCTGTCAAGGACTTCTTCCAATGCTAGATACAATGCTACAAACGTTTTGCCGGTACCAGCCGAACCTGCAAGTACTATATTATCACCTTTTTCAAAGGAAGTAAATACCTTTTTTTGATTTTCAGTGATGGGCTCAATCTCGGGTAGGTCTTCTAGTTTCAGCTTCAGTGACCTGATGCTTTTCTGTTTAGACATTAATAGTATTGTCCTTGCCAGAAGCCTTTTTTACTCTTTTAAGTACGTCCTGCCATCCTTCACCAGCAAGTCTTTGTGTAGAGATTCTCCCACTAACTGTGGCAGGCATTTTCAAGACCTGAACATACTCTTTATTTTCTTTTAGAAAGCTTAGCAGCTCATCATAAGGACAGTTAAGATCATACGCTTCTTCTGTCTCTTTATTTTTCACAGTATAGACTGGCATTACTTTTCATACACCTTATTATATTGATTATTGACTCGAATGAATGTAGCACACTTGGTTAAATCCTTGATTTGTTTTGCACCAACATACGTACATGTAGAACGTAGTCCACCTAGTATATATTGAATCGTATGACTTACCTCACCTTTATAAGGCACTAGGATATCACGGCCTTCTGATGCACGATAGTCCTTCAGTCCACCTGCATGCTTCTTGTTGGCCGTATTGGATGACATACCATAGAACTGACGAAACTCTTTACGCTCGATAACAGGCTTGTAAATTTCATCTTCCTTCATGTAGTAGTATTCATTGTTGTGGATATACTTGTAGACTGGTTCGCCACCACCTTCATCATGGCCAGCAAGCATACCACCTAACATCACAAAGTCTGCACCAGCAGCAAATGCCTTGGCTACATCTCCCGGACAAGTGCAACCGCCGTCAGCAACAACATGACCGCCAAGCCCATGAGCGGCATCAGCGCACTCGATAACCGTCGATAGTTGCGGATACCCAACACCAGTAACAATGCGAGTAGTACAAACAGATCCAGGACCAATGCCCACTTTAACCACGTCAGCTCCATTTAGAATTAACTCCTGTGTCTGATCAGCAGTAACCACGTTACCTGCAATGATAATGTTATTGACACCACAAAGCTCACGGATGGACTTTACAAACTGGACATACTTCTCCATGTAGCCGTTTGGCGTGTCAATACAAATAATAGGGAATTTATCTTTGAGTGCTTTGACTTTCTCGTAATCTGCTTCTTGCATACCGATAGTCAAGCAAAGGCTTTCTTTCATACGAGATTCGTTCATATCAGCGTATCTATGAACTTCTAACAAATCTTCATTGGAATATGATTTGTTGAGTGCTACAAGCATATCGTCTTCTGCAAGAACCTTGAGCATCTCAAAAGTACCGACGCCATCCATATTAGCTGCAATAATAGGATTGACGTCGATCTTTCGTTTAGAATGAGGAAATGCAAATGTTCGAGTGAGCTTTACCTCCTTTCTAGACGTCAATGTTGAACGTTTAGGACGTAAAAGAACGTCAGAGTAGTCAAGCTTAGTATCACTCTCGATGTGCATTTGTTACCTCGTAATGTGGTGCCGCCACCAAGGTTCGAACTCGGGACATCTTCATTACAAATGAAGCGCTCTACCAACTGAGCTATAGCGGCTGTTAAAGTTTACTTCATACGGAAAGGTTCAGGCTGTCCCCATACCTCATTTGATTTTTTCCTCTCGTATTTAGTATACTCTTTACCCTCTTCTGTCTTAACAGTAGACCATACAGTTACGTTAGGGTTTTGCTTTTTCTTCCAGCGATTGATCATATCAAGACGCTTGCGAAACTCTTTCGAAATGTTTTGGTTTGTAGTCATGTCCATTATGCAAACTCCAAGTCAATAGTTACGTGTTCGATAAAACCGTCACCGGTAAAGTACGGCATCTCTACATCGTCATAGCGATCCTTAATAAGGGTAGACGCGTCTCCGTTGATTTGCACCACACCAGCGTCGTTCCAGGTGTTAACCTTGACGTTCCAATCACCGGTATAGATGTTTGGTTCGTCATTCTGTACCCACTGCATTACAGCACCAAGCGTTAGATCAGCATCGATGCCTTGATCATCTTCAACGAGATACTTGATCGTCGCTTGTGGTTGATCCAGCCATTCTGCGTCTGAGTAGTATGCAATAGCGGGGACTTCACTTTCTGTAGTGTCTTTCGGTTCATCAGCAAATAGTTCTTGATAGAGAACATATCCACCAACAAACAAAGTCGCAGTAACCATGACTGCGCCCAATCCAAGAAATAACATTTCTTTCTCCTATAATAATGGCCTGCCCGGTAGGATTCGAACCTACGACCGTCGGTTTAGAAGACCGATGCTCTATCCGGCTGAGCTACGGGCAGATAATAAATTAATTACAATTTTGACTGCGACAGATAGTCACTGAAACTTTCACTTCGATTTCGTCACCAACAACGTATTGATCTTTGACGACGCTCCATCCTTGGTATCCATTCCAATCATATTGAATGGTGTAATCTTCAGGAACAGACTCTGTGCGTTGTACATATCGAGTCGTACAAATCTCTTTGTCTTCATATCCTACGATACGAAGCTGTGGTGCACGACCTGCTTCAGCGGCAACTGCGCCTCCGATGATTGCACCTGCAACCACACCTTCGTCTTTATCAGTTACCGCTTTACCAAGCAAGCCACCAAAGATCGATCCAAAAATAACGTCCAGTCCGCTCGCACCTTGACCTTGTACGTTCTCATAGATTGGTACTTGAGCAATTTGACAGGACTCAACTGGTACGGTTCGTACGACTTCGATCCAGTTAGGTTCCACGTCTACTACGATTGCAGTCTCTGCTGCAGCTGGAGTAGCACATGCACCCATGGCTACTAAACTTAGGATGGAAAGGATTCTTTTCATTGTACGTCCTTAAGAGTTTCTGTCATCGATGGACAAATGTTCGCAGTGTAAAGTCCGCCTGATGCAACGGTACCTGCCAGCGCACCAGTAGCTGCACCGAACAGTGCATCGGTACCACCTACGTTGCCATCAGAAAGAATAACCATTGCTGCAGTACCAGCTACAGCACCAATAGTTGCATACTGCGGAGCCTTTTCGTTGTAGTACACTACGTTTGTGCATTCATCGAGAGGTTGAGTAATCTGTGCACAGCCAGTAAGAGCAAGTGCTGCAATAGAACCAAGAATAGCAAATTTCATTTTATTTTTTCTCCCGTTTCCAATTAGAGAATTTTTTAGATTTAGATACGAATCGATAGCGAGCACCATCAGGGGTTAAGCCGTACTTTTTAGCAGCTTCACCTAGGGTGCTATACTGTTCACCTTCAACAGTATATGTATATGCGTTCTTACGCTCAAACGGGATAAGTTCGATACCAGCTGCAGCATACTCTTCTTGCCAGTTAGTGTAGTTACCACCTTGGAACTTACGAAGATAATGGTTCTGAGTCGATGTCACCCGATGTACTCGAGTTCGAGAAAGAATAATGTTAGTGATACGGTTTACAGACTTACCCTTTTTAACCTGTTCCATGATCAGATCAGCACTTTTCTTACGAGGGAAAAAGTGTTCATTCGTCATCTTGGCTGCAGGCAGATCTTTACATTCTTTTGACATAAGACCTGAATGAATGGGTCCAGCTTGAAACAATGCTTCGGCAATTGCATGGGTAATGATTTTATCGTTGCCAACCTGATCTGCATTTTCGTGCAGGACCTTAGCCATCTTGGCTACGGATTTAGCGTATGCGATTTTCTTTTCACAAGTCATGATAATCTCCGAGTTATATCCTTATCATACTATTTTTATGATAGGATGTAAACCCCCTAATCTCCAACAATCGAATAATAAATGTCTTCCCAGCCGTTGACACGGTTGTGATACGGTAGGTGACGGTTGTGCGGAAGATCAATCAAGAAAGTGTTTAGACCCAACTTGTCACCGAGTTCTGCGTTTTGTACTTTGTCTTCTACCCAGTAACATCCACTATTACGGTACGGCTCCAAAGCCTCATCCTTATCAGCACCAGTGTCCAGACAGACAAGTTCATCGATTACTTCTTCACCAAACAGGTCATGAAGGTTCTTCAATCGAGCTTTGTATGCATACTTGTTTAGTGACAAAGAGGTGATAACACGAAGGACAAAGCCTTCCTCTTCGTATAGCTTACGTACGTATTTAACAGCGTCGTAATGAGGAGTAAGATATGCAATGGCTGCAGAGTTGTTGAACTCCCGGCAAATCTCTGTGCCTTTTTCTTTAGTGACCAAACCATACCGTTTCCATACAGCATAGCCTGTTGGGTCTTGTTCAGTATAACCACGATCAGTCATAAACTCTTTAAAGCCAAAAAGCCAGTCAACAAGTACACCGTCACAGTCAGTGAGAATTACTTTTTCATTTAGATTCGTCATTTTCTACCTTCTATTTTATAGCGCCAATGATGTAAAGCGCCTTTTACAATTCCTGGATATGTGCCTAGATAGCTACCAGCTTCTAGGTCATCGATGCTGATTAAATGTTTATGACGATGCTCTATTGTATCATAATTAGCCAGCATTGTTTTAGCTAATTCGTCATAGTAGGAATCCGAAAAAATCGGATCATCTTCTTCATAGTAGGCATAAGAAGCCATAAGATACAAAGGAACAACCATGTGCTTATTACGACTAATGGTATACTTTGCACTGGCTTCATACGCTACTGACATTCTCGATCCTTTCTACAAAAAAGTCTTCAGTCAGCCAACGTAGGTCATTGGTTTCAACTGACCGAAGTAGTACATCACCAAAGGTACCAGGACGTTTTTCGACTACGTTCCAACGAGTACCGTGCTGCTGAATCCGTTGCTTACCTTTCTTGGTAGCACCTTTCATGTGGTAAATCATTTTTTAATATCCTCTACAAACTCTTTTCCATACTGTACCCACTCATCGAGAAACAAGTGAGAAAGGCGATCGACCATTACGCTACGGGTTTCATATATAGTACCATCATCATATACGAAGTAGAAGTAGCCAGGAGCATCATAGAGAGCCAGGTTAAGCTCTCCAATCTGCTTTAGAATCGTACGTCGTTTCATGCCATGTTCCGGTAAAGCAGTTCGTAGTACCACTCTGGGTCGGCGTCTTTGAGGATGCCGAGTGGAGTGCCACCATCTTTCATCAGTTTGGCATATCGCTCTACGCTGAACAGCTGCATGATCTTCTTCTGTACCCGAGCTTTGGTGAAAGCTCCACGATACTTGAAGCGAGCGATAAAGAGAGGCTTACGGGTACCTACACGGCCAGGGTGAACGTTTGGACCTTCTTCGTAGCACTCAGCAGTCTCATATGGACCGTGGTACATAAGGTGGCCGCCGTGGTAGCTGAACTGGGTTTTATCAAACTTGGTCATGATGTAGTGCCTTTCTTTGTGTATGATAGTAATATAAGTGTTTAATCCAAGCTTGTAAACCCCTTAATTCATCTTTTTTTAAAAAAAATACCAGGACGAGATGGTATGTATCCCGCCCTGGTAAAGCATATAGATTATATACTATTTTTAGTTATTTGTAAACCCCAAATCCTCCATATCAGATATTGATTTGCCTAAGAAATCCCTTTTGAGTCTCAGTTTCCTCACAAGGTCTGAACGACCTAATTTTGCCATCTTGTACTCATAGTGTTCTAGTTCACGGTAGTCTTTTCTGAGTCTCTCGATTTGGGAAATGATCATAGAAAGATTCCTTTAGTGGTTAACGTTCAAAGATCATGATGACTAAGGGAGGATATTTGGAAACGCCTCCTTCACTACTGCAGGTGAAATACCCTTAAAAGGTTTCTTGTCTTTCATCTGCAATACGATTTTAGCATCTTGGGGATGGATTGCCTCAAGCAGCTGAATAAACATCCTTTCCATTTTGACCCGGCCGATTCTTTGTGTATGAGAGCCGGTAAAGTATCCAAAGTCTTTCCACTTGCGTAGAAGATTCGAAGGCGCATTGTGTTCGTCACAAGGCTCGTATGGAGGATTGCCTTCTGGAAGATCTAAACTAATTTTGGGATGGTAACATCCTTGCAGAACTGTACGAAGTCCTGCAGAATCGTTTTGTCTGAGAATAGTAATCTTTTCTGCTTTCTTTTTAGCAGATCCAACTTTTTCTAGGATTTCATAAACATGCCAATTAATCTTATTCGTCGCCATCAATAGTTTCCTTCTTAATATGGCTTGAGTGAATTCTACACTGAATGTATTCGTTGTAGTAGTCTTCTCTCAATATCACGTCATACTGAAACTGTAGCTTAGCTTCCCAGTAGGAGCACTCGCCTTTCGTTTTACAGATTCGAAGTATCTCTCTTTTGTATTTATCCTTACCCAACTCTTTAACTTCCTCTTTAAGAAAGTTACTAGAGCCATAGTACTTACGCCAGTCTGATTCTTTTACGACTTTCTTACGGCGTACCTTACCCTTTTGCTTAACACGCCTTGTCGACCAGAATATTTTCTTACCGATGTACTTACGCCCATTGGAAAGATTTGTGATGCGGTACACGAAGCCTACGGCGTCCTCAGGAGGTGTTTCAGGGTCATATATCTCATCATTGTATAGCCAATGTTCGCTCATAAAAAAATCCCAGCTATTGCTAACTGGGATTATTTATAGGTTTAGTTAACTATCCTAGGTTTAGAAGTCGATCTCGCATGCGCCACCCGCACACGCAGCCGCGCCGAGCGTATCCACGTCAGTAAACTTCTTCTCGGTCAGTTCGCCAATCCAATCGATCTGCTGGTAAGAACGCTTAATCTTTTCCCACTTGTGGATAAGGTGTGCATCCTTCAGGCAGTACTCTGCCTTTTTCAGATCACCTTCAAGGTACTTGGATGCAAACGCCTGGAAGCGACGTACCCAATCTTTCTTCATGGTGTTCTTAGAGTTCTCGGCAGAGATATCTTCTCCAAAGCCTTGTGCTGTAGAGCAGGCCATCCAAAGATCACCAAATGCCTGCAGACCATCAACAACAAGACCGGAAGCTAGAACAGCCGCAACGCCATATTTTTCCACCATCTTTTCAGCGTCGATGACTTCAGTATTCGGCGCCTGATTAAAATCCTTATCGCCAGAAGTAGACAAGAAAGAAATACCAGCAAAGTTATTCCTATTGCTATAAACATATTCAGCAACATCATCCCAGTCCTCCACTAGAATTGTATTTGATACGTTATGACTAACAGTTGGATCCGCACAAAGTTCTTTATTCTTACCGGTGTTAACCCAGTGCTTCTGTGCTTTGGCTACCAGATCAAGATGCTTGGTACCAATCAGATCATCTTTCAAAATAGATCCGTTCTTTGGTGTGATAGGGAATGAAACGACCCAGTCACTACCAGATGCAGACCATACAGACTCTTCAACCATGTCTGGGTTGGTCTTGGCAATCAGCTGTGCGATCTCAGACTCTTTGTTCAGTTGGATATTACGAATATATCTCTCAGAGTGTTCAGCATGAATTCCACTTGCAGTGCCCAAGAGTACAGAAGCATTGCCAGAAGGCTTAACGCAAGTAGTCCGAGCAGCAGCGTTAATCCCAAGAAGATCAGAAACTCTTTTATTAGTATCTTTAACAATCTTGGCGCCTTTTTCCAAGATCTTTTCATCGAATAAAACATCAGGGTTATTCATCCATCCAGTGATAGACACACCAAGCAGAGCTTCACGATCAAAGATCTTCTTGGATGTATCAGATAAGAATTTAAAGTCGGTATAGCCAGCTTGCAGCGTACCAAGGATCGATGCTGCCTCACACGCCTTGTAGAATGATTCCTCGTCTACACACTGACCGCCGTTGATCTCTGTCAGGTTACATCCTTGCCAACCAGACTCACCGTCAATCTGTGGGAACATACCAATCTCAACACATGGATTGGTTGTGTGCTCTGTAGATTCTACAAATACAAAGCCAGGTTCACCGAACTGCTTAATGCTGTCCATGATCGCCATGAAGTCTTCCTTCTTGGTTTCCTTACGGACAATCACTGCAGAGTTGTTAGAACGTGCACGCTGTGGGTTATCAACAAACCAGTTACCAGTCTTGGCATTCATCATCTCTGTGTCAGTTGGAGAGAATAGACAGATAGTCGCAGAACGCCGCACACCGCCGCTTAGGACTGCGTCAGCACAGTGCATAGCAATATCATATACATGGATTGGTCGTAACTGTACCGGATCAGACTTACCCATTACCTGTCCTTGGATCAGGTACTCGATGCGATCCAGAGCCATACGCAGGCCAT